GAATATTATCAATCAGATAACCACTTTTGATGACTGTTTATGGTTAGCAGTTGCTAAAGTTTCTCCAAATGGGGGTAATATATCAAGACATAGTGATAAAGGAATAGATAAAATGAATGTTGGAATACAGATTGGTAAAACAGCAAGAATACATTATGTTTTGAAATCTAATCCTGAAGCGTATTTTCAATTACAAGACCTTCAGGGAAACACACATAGATATACTATGAAACAGGGTGAATATTGGTATATGGATAAGAGAAAACCTCACGCCGTATACAATAAGGGTGATACATTTAGGTATCACATGATTTTTGATATGAAAGTTACACAGGATTTATGGGACCATTTGATTTTATAAAAGCAATCAATACACACAAAAATATCATGAAAAATGGTGATCCATTGGCTGAAAAGGACTATATTCCGTTCCTTATCAATCGTGGATTAAGTTTTTTTCAAGATACGGTTATACAAGTCAATGAAATGAATAGGTTACACTTCCTTGATAACAAACTCCAATTCGACTATTTGCTAAATAACATAAGGCCCCGTAAAAGGTGGTCTAAGTGGTTGAAACCAGACAAAATTGATAATCTAAAACTAGTCAAAGAATATTTTGGTTTCGGTAATGAAAAAGCAAAGGAAGCTCTAGAAGTCCTTTCTGGTGAGGATATCGAAGAGATTAAGAAAAAACTTGCAAAAGGTGGAATGGAGAAAAATAATGACGACAAACATAGATGAGATGGTGGAGTGTACCCTCACAGAACCAGATGATTTTTTAAAAATTAGAGAGACATTGACTAGAATAGGAGTTGCTTCAAGGAAAGATAAAACCTTATTTCAATCATGTCATATATTACATAAACAAGGACGTTATTTTATTGTACATTTTAAAGAATTATTTGCACTTGATGGTAAACCTACCAATTTTTCAGAGAATGATCAAGCGAGAAGAAATACAATAGCAAATTTATTAGCAGAATGGGGTCTTATAAAATTAGTAGATTCCGAAAAATCATCTGCATTAATTGTCCCATTAAATCAATTAAAAATTCTAGCATATAAAGAAAAAGATGAATGGGCATTAACCGCAAAATATAATATTGGAAGTAAGAAAGTAAATTATGAGTACGGCGAAGAAGAAGGTGGTAGCTAAAACAGAGTCACCATCACCAACAACTAATAAAGTTACATCTTTAAAATTTTATAGAACAACAGAAACAGCTAAATTACCAACATTTGCAACAAAACAATCAGCGTGTTTTGATATTCAAGCAAATTTGATAAATGGTGAAGAAGTTCAGTACTATCAGGCAATAGCTACTAAAGTACTACCCAGAAAAGTTTCATTTGATATAAATACTAATAGATCGTTTATTCAACTTAATGATTCGGAAAGGATGTTGATACCTCTTGGACTTATAGCAGATATTCCAGTAGGATTTTCTATCCGATTACATTCAAGATCAGGTCTGGCATTTAAACAGGGAGTTTATCTCACCAATTGTGAAGGGGTCATCGATAGTGATTATGTTGATCCTATTTTTGCAATGGTTACTAGTATTAGTAACGTACCCGTGAGAATATATGATGGAGACAGGATATGCCAAGGAGAACTGGTTCGATGTGAAAAATATACATTGGATGAGTCTGATGAACCACCTACTCAAAAAACCGATAGAGAAGGTGGATTTGGTTCAACTGGTACGTAAGTAACTGCCAGTTAGTCTTTAACTTAATTTAACGGAGTTTATATGTTAGATAAAGCAGTCGGATGGATGCGCAGCCTTACCGAAGCCGGAATTGCATTAATCGCACTTGGTGTGGTTCTTCAAATCATTTGGCCTGGCGCCGCAGCTATCCCATTTATAGGAATAGACATTGTAGGAAACGTTCTCGCACTAGTTGCTAAACTTGGTGGAGAAGGTCTTGTAGGTCTAGTTGCGTTATGGGTTCTTTGGGGCATCTATAGTAGAGGTCAGTAAGAGTCTTGACAAATCCAAAACTTATGTTATAATATAAGTATGTGGAATTTATATTATGGAAATAAAACTGAAAGGGGTGTTGGTTAATCCTTTGGTGTCCTCACCCCTTTCTTTTATTATAAATAAATTATGAAACCGAAATTTAAGTTAGTAGTAAAAGGTTCTGGTACTTATGCAGCAGATTCGTTTACTGAGTTAATTTGGATCGTTTTACGACATCGCCTCCAACATCTATGTAAAGGTGAAGGATGGCGTGATTGAGGTTGTCCATAGTGGAAACCTCACAACTATCACCCGCTCTAGCGAATGAGGGGTGAATTTTTTTAACCTCGCTTTATAAGGAGGAATTATGGTACAATTTCGCGCATCACACACACCCCTAAACTTTGGTGATTTAGAAAAAGCTCTAGGATTTTCCATAGGGTTTGATTCAATGTTTGACCGTTTGCTTGGAGATAACACGCAATACGTTACAAACAATCAAGGTTATCCCCCATACAATATCAGAAAAAATGGAGACACAAAACACTTTATCGAAATGGCCGTTGCAGGTCTTTCGGAAGATGATCTTGAAGTTGAATTAAAAGAGGGAACTCTTTCAATTCGCTCAAAGCAATCTACAGAGGATAAATCTGATTCTTATGTCCATCGTGGAATTGCTACAAGAACATTTGAAAGGTCGTTTACTCTATCAGATGATATTGTTGTAAAAGGTTGTGATTTAACCAACGGAATGTTAACTGTTGAACTTGAAAAGGTTATTCCAGAGGAAAAACGAGCACGTTTAATTCCTATCGGACATAAGAAAATCAAGTCAATCAACTAATTGACATTTGATGCGCCCATCAGTACTATGTACTGGTGGGCTTTTTTTATTTTATGATACTTCAAATTACAATTACTTTTACACTTTTTATTACAATAGTTTCTATTGTATATACTCTAGTAGGATGGAAAAAAGTAGTTTGTTGTGTTAGACTATATGGCACAAGAGAATATTGGGTAGATTTTAATATTGTTGAAGCAATGGCATGGTATGCAAAAGCATGTGTCATTTTACCTGCTCTATTATTTCATAAGGAAATATGGCAGTTACATTTTTTAACATTATTCACAAGTGCACTTTTGATTTGGGCTAGTCGTAAAAAAGGATTACCTACACTTGTAATTTTCAATACCTTATGGATAGGAATATCTAGTATAGTTATTGTGAGAAATTTAATATGACATCATCATTTAAATATCCATTTACATCACCGATATTATATGATCCTAAAATAGATGATCTCATTTTTAATGAATTAAAACAATTATTAATTGATACTATCCACAAACCTATCATTACTGCTAATTTAGTTTTTCTTACAGAAATGAAAAACCAATATACAGTATACAGAGAAGATATCTTAAAATATGAACTTCTTTATAGTTATTTAAAATCTCAAGCCACCAAACAGTATTATCAATTATGTGAAAATCACATGATGAATTTCCAGCGTGGTTTTGAATTACATCCTGAACGATGTTGGTTTTTTGTGGGTCGTCCTGGTACTTATGTTCCCACACATACTCATACAACCAATATCTCAAATTTTCATGAATATAATGCGCCTGAGTTTCACGTAAATGGTACAATATATTTGACTACTTTTGATAAAGAAAAAGAAATAAATGATCCTAGTAATACAAGTGTAATGGGTCATCCAATACAAAATCCACATCAAACTGAATATGATGATATGGATCTTATGAAAGTGAAAACTACAGGAACATCAAATGGACAAATTAATATTAATATAAAAGAGGGGTGGACTTTAACAATGTTCCCTAAAGCCAAAACAGGTTTTGTAATAAATAAAAATATGCAACATTGGACTAATCCATTTAGTTCAGATCAAATAAGAATATCATTTGTATATAACAACGCATACATATTACCTGAGGGTACTAAGCCTCCAATAAGTACAACTTATACAAATAGAGATACTAGTTATCAATATAATTTACCTACAGAAATAATTGACAAAATAATGAGAAATATATGATTGAACAACCATTGATGTCTTTTTTGATTGGATTTAAACATTCATTAGAGGCAGATCATATTGCAACAGTTTTCTCGATAAAAGGTAGTAATAAATTAAAAGGACTAATTTGGGCTATAGGTCATAGTTTTTCTATTTTATTATTATCATCATTGATGTATTTCCTTAATTTTAGAATCAATGAAAATTTATTTGCAACAGTAGAATTGTTTATAGGATGTTTATTAGTTTTCATGTCTTTCAAATTTTTTTTGAAAGTTTTAGAAGGACAAGATCATATACATCAACATCAACACAATTCTACAATAAAACATATTCATTATCATCCCGAAGGTGATCATCCTGATGAATGGCTTGGTTCTTCACCGCCTGGTCACACTCATGCACTTACACTACAAACATTTTTAATTGGAATATTACATGGAATTGCGGGAACAGGAGGATTTATAATTTTAACGTCTATGTACGTTACCTCAGATTTAGGTTTTGTTATATTTTTAGGAATGTTTATTTTAGGTTCATTAATGAGTATGTCAATAACATTTTGGTTTTATAATTTCTTGAGAACTATTTACTTGGTAAAGATTGAAAAATATATAAGTTATGTCATAGTAGTGACAGCATCATATATTGGAATAGATAAAATTATAGAAGTAATATTTTAAAAAACTAAATAATTAGAAACACCCATTAGGAGAAAATCATGGCGTGCAAAAATGAACATTGTGTCAATCCAGATTGTGCTTGTGATCCGTGCAAGTGTAAAGCAGGAGATTGTTGTATAGATCATACAGAAGATGGTTATATAGAAAATGATCAAGTGCTTGCTAGTAACTTGGTAACAGACGCAGAATAAACTGAAAGGTTGTAATGCTTACAATATTAGGAAGTGTATTAGGATTTGCTACTTCTACCGTACCTACAATAATGGACTTCTTTAAAGAAAAAGAAGAGAAGAAAGCAAAAGCAGAAGAATTTAAATTACAGATAGAAGCAAAAAAAGCAGGTGTAGATTTAGACATTAAACTGTTTCAAGCAAAAAAAGATTTTGATGAACAGAAAATGCTTCTTGAACATGATAAGGCATTAGGTCAACAAGGGGGTTTTATAAACTCGTTAAGAGCATTTGTAAGACCTTTTATAACGTATGTGTTTGTATTGACATTTATAGGTATTAAAGTAGTACTTGTATGGCAAGCAATACAAATAGATGCAGATTTAAATCAAACTATTGATATTGTGTGGGATGATGAAACTGAAGCTCTATTTGCAGCAATAATTAGTTTTTGGTTTGGTTCTCGCGCAATGCCAGCGAAAAAGAAGTGAGGAAATGAAATGGCAGGAAATATACAATTATCAAAAAACTTTTGGCTTAGTGAATTGATCAAGAGTTCTACCGCGCAAAGAAAAGGTATTGATAATACTCCAGAGACAGAACATTTAGTTAATCTTACAGTAATAACACAACAAATTTTACAACCGGTCCGAGAACATTTCGGAGTAATCACAGTCAATTCTGGATATAGAGGGCCGAAATTAAATGCAGCTATTGGTGGATCAAAAACCTCTCAGCACATGAATGGTGAGGCGATAGATTTTGAGCAATTAGGTACTCCTAATCCAACAGTAGCAAAATGGATAACAGAAAATCTAGTATGGGATCAAATCATATTAGAGTTTTATAAAAAAGGTGAACCAAATTCGGGGTGGATACATTGTTCATACAAAAAAAATGGCCAGAATCGAAAGAAGATAACAACGGCTTTAGTACAAAATGGAAAGACAGTTTACAAAAACGGATTCGTTATCTAATCGAATTTTACATTAAATTTTATCTTCAAATACTTTTCACGGTGGGCGCTTTCATGGGTCGCTCATGGGTTGACAAACACATAAAACTGTGTTATAATAGGTTAGATGAAATTAATAGTGATTATGATAAAGCAACACGAACAAACTGGTATCCCAAAAACTAAATGTCTAAATTTTATACAAATGTAGTATGTCTTGGTAATTATATTTTCGAAAGGGGAATAGAAAATGGATTACCTTTTGAAGAGAGACATGAATTCAAACCTACCTTATATATTCCTACCACAACTGAAACTAAATGGCGCACACTTGAAGATGAGCCAGTAGCCCCTGTTCAATGGGGTTCAATTAAAGAAACCCGCGAAGCAATAAAAAAGTATGAAGGCGTAGATAATATGAAAATCTACGGCCACACAAATTATAATTATTCTTTTATTGCTGAAACATATCCAGAAAATGTTGATTACAATTTAGAACATCTTAGAATGATGTTTCTTGATATTGAGGTTGCTTCTGAACAAGGATTTCCTGATCCTGAAAACGCATCAGAAGAAGTCATTGCAATTACAACAAAGATGGGTGATGATATTCAAGTCTGGGGATGTTCAGAATTTAAGAATGGTCAAGAGAATATTACATATAACAAATGTGGTGATGAAAGACAATTACTAGAACAGTTTGTTATGTACTGGCAACAGAATTGTCCTCACGTAATTTCTGGTTGGAATACTAAAACATTTGACACACCTTATCTAGTCAATAGAATTCGTAATATCTTAAATGAAACGTGGGTCAAGAAACTTTCGCCGTGGGGATTTGTTAAAGAACAAAAAATCTTTGGTATGGGTGGTCGTGAAGTTCAGACTTATGAAATCTATGGTGTGTCTGAAATTGATTACTTGGATGCCTACAAGAAGTTTACTTATACTAATC